TCGACCAGACGCCGGAGCCGTCGATCGAACTGGAGTCCAGTTCCGCGTCGTTGTCCCACGAGAAGCTCGCCGGGGGCGTCGTGATCGAGTCCGCTTGCTCTGCCAGCGTCACCTGAACCATGTTCGGGTAGTCGGTCCACGTCGGCGCCTGAGCGACGTCCAGCGCGGTCCGGGCCGCAGCAGCGGTCGCAGACCCGGTGCCGCCGTTCGCGACGCTTACCGGCGTGGCAAGGGTGCCAGCGGGGACGGGAGTCCAGCCCATCAGCTTGCCCATCCTTCGACGATCAGGATCTCAGTCGCGATCGTGTTGTCGGTGTCTGCGTCCACCGTGCTGCGACCGTAGAGCGTGCCCGTCGGAAGGTACGCGCGCAGCCGCGTCTGATCATTGATGTGCGCCGCGGTTGTGTCGTTCGTGGCGATGTGCCCCTGCGTCGAGGCAGTGAACGCCGCCGCGTTGCCCAGGATCGGATTGATCGTCGTCCCCGTGCCAGCGGTGAGCGTGGCCTTGTACGCAAAGATCGTAACCCGCTTCGGAAGGCCACCGACCGACCACTCAGAACCGGCCGCTGCCTCCGTCTCCGCGATGGACATCGCCCAATGATTGCGGCCACCGTCGGCGCCCTTGCTGGCCTCAGTGACTGTTGCGGAGTACGCCATCGGACTAGCTCAGGGTCGCGACGGTGCCATTGGCCACGCTGCCGTCTGCGTACTTGGCCTTGACCTTCAGCGCATCATTGGTCTGGTCCAGCCAGAGCACGAACGAGGCGAGGGCGACGTCGGCGTCTGCGGGCGCAGCGTCGTTCACGTCGGTCTGATGGATGTACCCGTCGGCGTCTGCCTTCAGGCTGATAGAAAGGACTCGGCTCTTACTTCCGGCCATGGTCTCGCGCTCCTTAGAGCGACGCCGAAGCGCCGCGAGGTCATGGGGTTATCGGCGGTTCCGGTTCGGGTCCCGCCTCCCCTCGTTGTGGTGGTGGTTCATGGCCGCACGCTTCGCGACCTCGCGGGCCTTCTCACGGCTCACGCCCGTAGTTTCACGGATGCGCTTCGCCATCTTGTCGATCTGGTCCCGCACCCCGGGCTTCTCGCCGCTCATGCGCCCCCCTCTGCCGTCTTCGGAGCGGCCTTGGGCTTGCGGGCGCGGCGGGTCGCCGGGGCCTTCCTGGGCTTGCGGGCGGGCTTCTTCGGGGCAGGCGCCCCTGCCTTTTGCGCAGCGGCGTACAGCTTTTCGTACGCCTTGAGCTTGTCGTGCGCAGGGCTGCCCGGCATCGCGTTCGAGGCGACGGAGCGGCGGCGACTCAGCGTCTTCGCCATCGCGCGGAGGTGGATGGCACGCCAGCGCGGATCGAGCGGAGGCACGATCCCCGAGTCGAGCAGGAACTGACGAAACTCAGCGTACGCCTCGTCATCACGCTCGATGAAGACATGACCGCCCAAGGTGACCTCGACGGATTCGAACATGGAGACGCAGAAAAGCCCATTGCCCGCGTAGGGCATCTGGAGCATGTACCCGATGTATTTCTCCCCGAGTCGCGGGTCCTCGGGCTTCACCACCGTGAACCCGTGCTGCTCGCGCTCGGTGTACGCCTGCGCCGGGTTGCGGTCGCCTCGGATCGAGTTGACGCCCGGGTCGCAGACGTGGCGCTTGAGCCGAGGCACCCAGGCATCCACGATAGGGTCGTAGGACCACGCCCTGGGGTGCGTCATGAAGAAGAACGGCGCGCGGGCCTTGGCGGTGTGGGGGATCTTGCCCCCTCCCGCCTGTGTGGCGCTCGTCTTGACGCGCTTGCCGAGGATCGTAGCCATCGTTTGTATCTCCGCTGTGAGAGGGGTGAAGGGTCACCCGAGGGACCGGAAGGCCAGCGGAGACACCGCCAGCCCCCCGGGCGCCCCAGGTGCTAGGCGATCTGGCTCAGGATCTCGACGCCGCGCAAGTCCTCCTGCTCAGCGAACCCGACCGCGTCGCGGGCGTACACCTGCGACTGAGCCTTGCTCGCATCGCGGGCGACCTCGACGCGGATGGACGAGCCCGAGGGCACGTTGATCCCACCGTCGCCGTTGAGCGCGCTCATGGACGCTTCGACGTACCCGACGGCACCGGGGTGCACGAGGGCGTTGCTGTAGTCGGTGGCATCGTCGGTGACGCTGCCCACGCTGTACACGTCGAGCCCGAGCGTGGAGCCGGCGTACATCTGCCCCTTCATCTGGAGCATCGCAGCCGTCGGGGCCTGGAACTGGTACGCCCCGCCCTCGCTGCGGATGGACTGCTGGAGTTCTCCGAGCGCCTTGGGCTTGAGGACCAGCGCACCGCCCGCGGGCACCAACGCGATCTGCGAGGCAAAGATCGCCTCCCACACCGCGTCAATATCGAGATCGGTCCCAGTCGTGCCCTTCGACGTCGCGAAGTTCGCGAACGTCGCGCAGTAGAGGTCGGTCCGGCGCTGCGAGATCGCATCGACGCAGAGCGAGACAGCCAGCGCCATGTCAAACCCGTTCGCAGACAGGGTCCGCGAGAGGTCCGTCATGTCCAGTCGGTATTCCTGCACGGCGACCACGGCCGTGAAGTTGCCGACGGTGATCGTGCCGACGGACGCCGCGGTGTCCTCGAGCGAGTGCGCCGCAGCGGCAGCCGCGCCGCGCGTGAGCGTGGCGGTCTGCATCTGCTCAGCGCCGGAGCCGGCGAGATCAGCGATGCGGGTGGCGAGGCGCCAGATCGGGGCGTTCTCGTAGAGGTTCTCGTGGACGGCGCGGTTGAGGACCTCGACGAGACCAACATTGGCCTTGTTGCCGGTCCATGTGAAAACAGCCATGGGGGGGCTCCCTGGGGGGGTGTGGTTTCGGTAGTGGCCTCGAAACCGCCCGTCACGGTGGGCTAATCCTCGGGAGACCGGACGCCGTTAGGTTGCCCACAGATGCTTGCAGGCGTCAAGTACCCTTCGCGGGCAGGCCCCATTCCGCGCGCGTCGCCGCCCACTCAGCGGCGGGGGAACTCGCGATGCTACCCGGGGAGAAGGCAGGGGCCGGGGGAGGGGCGCCGCCGGCGCCGCCGTTGACCGCGGGGGCCTGGGGCGTCGTCGGAGTCGTCTGCGGGACAAGAGGAGCGCCAGCGCCGTTGGTCGGCGGCTCCGGCTTCGCGCCCAGCAGCGTACCGAAGAGCCCCGAGCGGGACTCTGCCTGCTCCGTAGCCCACGCCTGGAAGTCGCCGCCATCCTCCAGCCGTCCGTACTTCGCGATCAGCACCTCTGCCACGTCGTCGTCGTACTTCTCGCCCAGCACTGACATCAGGGCCTTCTCGTTGCCCCACCGTCCTTGCTTCGCCTCGAGGTCTCCGCGGGCCTTCGTGAGGTCGGCTTCGAACTCGTCGGCGCGGCTGGCCTTGAGGGTCGCCGCCTCAAGCGACTTGCTCACCTTCGCGAGTTCGGCCTTGTACTGGGCCGCCTCGTCGCGCGCGGTGTCGAGCTTGCCCTTCTCGGGCTTCAGGCGTTCGCGCAGGATCTTGTCAACTTCGGCTTGAGTGAACAGTCCGTCTTCGTTCGGCATCTAGTGGGGTCTCCGCTGTTAGACCATGGGCTGCGGAGCACGGAATCGCGCCCGCTCCTGCTGCACGCGCTCAAGGTGGGCAGCCGCCTGATCCCGCGTCATCTGCGGGTTCTCGGCCATGACCGCGTCCACCAGCGACGCTGTACCCGCCTCTAGCCGCGCCTTCACATCCTCGCGCCGCTCTGCCTTCTCGGCGGGCGTCAATGATATCTGCGCGTACTGAGGGGCCCACCCATCCTCGGGAAGGCCGGCGCCCGTGTACCGGTTGAGCAGGGACGCAGACAGCGCGAGGGTGTGAGAGTCTGCCTCCGCGAACGCGGGTCCCATCCGCTTCTGCTCGCGGCGCTTCGCCTCGGACTTGAGCGAGATCGCGTACCCCGACTCTGCCGCACCCGAACTCACGAAGTCGTCCGGCGACAGGCCGGCAGACTGCGCAGCCCCCTGCGCGTAGGAATCGATTGCAAGTTGCAAGCGTTCGGGGTCGACACCGGGCGCCCATTGCAGCGCGTGCGCGGAGCCCTCGGCGGTCGAGCGGATGCTGAGCAGCGTGGTGGGGTCTGCGGCGACGTCGACACGAGCGGAGCGGCCCGAGCCCTTGACCTCGCCCGGCTGGACGACTTCGCCGTCTGCGAGTCCTCGAGGCGGATGTGACCCGTCCCGGACTCCGTATGCCCACATCGACCACAGCGCCGCGATGATGAGGGATGCCTCCACGACTTCGCACCCCTCGCGCCAGTCGTACAAGCCCGCGAATCCGGGGTCGGACTGGTAGGGGATCAGCGGGACGACAGGGCGGCCCCCGGCGGTCCAGTGGTAGCCGGCTCCGCTCAGGTCTCCGGCGATGAAGGCAGCGGTGACGTCGGTGGCCTTCTCGATATCCGCCGAGTTATCCCCAGGCTTGAGCACGCGGAACGCGGGCGCATCGTTGCTGATGTCGAACTCATCCCAAAACCACCCGGGCTCCTTCTCCCCGGGCAGCGTGCGGCGTCGGGCGTGGATGCCGTACACAGGCCGGCGCGGGCGCTCGGGGTCCGTGCGCAGATACACAAGGTCGCTGGTGACCGATGTATGCGCTAGCCCCTCGTCAGGGGTACCAGGGGCCGCCCAGTCGGTACGCACGAACGATGTATTGATGGAGACGACATAGCGCTCATTTCGCGCCAGCACAGGCCACAGCGGCGCGGCAAACCCCTGCATCACGGCGGATGCGTTCTCGTCCTCGTGCAGCGACGTCGGCGGCTGCTGGTAGCGCACCGACAGCTCACGGGCGATCTGCCTGTGCAGGTTCCTCGTGAGGTCGAGGTGCCCTAGCCGCTCCGCTGTCGTCTCCTGAAAGAAGGCGCGGATCTTCTCGGCGGCGTCTGCGCGCCACGCGCCCTCCATCAGCCGCCGACGGCGGCGCGCTTCCGCGCGACGGGATGTCTCCTCGGCGTCGCCGGGGAGCGGTGGGATCAGTGAGTCGCGTGTGGATGCCACCCCGCGACTATGCGCGGAACGCTTGTAGGGCGCAAGCGGTTAGGGCTTCGGGGTCTGCCGCTCCCCCAGCGAGGACAGCCGCACGAAGACGGCGACGGGGACGCCGGCCGCCTCGGCGCGGGCCTCGAGGATCTCAAGCTCGTCAGGAGACCAGCGGATCAGCTTCGTGCACGTCCTGCGCTCGTTCGCAGGCTTCGGCTTCGGGCCGCGGCGGATCGGGGTGGCGTCGTCGTGGGTCATCGGGTCGCCCTCCAGTAGCAGCCGTCGCGGTGCGAGCGAACGAACACCCCGCCGCAGTTGACACAGACCTGCCCAACCTCCCAGGACCCGGAGTCGCCGCCGTGGCGGCATGACGTCACTTCCTGCCCGGGGTAGGCGTTCGCGATCGCTGCACACTCGTCGCAGGCGGGCTCGTCCTCGGCGGTCGCGAAGATGGCCCCGTCGGCCTGGACTAGGACCGGCGCGTAGCACGTCGCGGGCGTGTCGCGCCCGGAAATGGCGCAGTAGGCGCAGAGGGTCGGGTCGTTGCTCATGTTCTCTCCTCCAGTTTCTACCCAGGAAGCCCCGCCGGGCGAACCGGGCGGGGCTGGGGGACGGTGGGTGGGGTCAGAGCGCCGCGACCATGAGGCGCTTCGCCTCGCGGACGTTCGAGCCGTCGGGGATCGTCACGAACGTGCCGTTGATCTCGCCCGTCCAGGTCCAGGGGGCCTCGCGGTCACGGACCAGCCCGCTCACGCCGTTTCCATGCCAGCGGCAGGGGCGCTCGCGGCTCATGGTTCCGATGTACTCACCGCCCACGTCAAGGAACCACTCGGTCTCGCCGTCGAAGGTCTCGGGCTTGCTCCACTTCACGTCGGTGCTGGTCATGTTCTCTGTCTCCCGGGCGGGGTTCCTATCCGCCACTGAGGAAACAATAGCCGATATCTCAGGATACACAAGGGGAAACGCGAGATATCTGAAACTAATTCACCGGCAGGCGAGACGTCTAGCGAAGACGAACCGTCATCCCGCCCTTGGTCTTCTGGTCGAGAATCGGGACCGCGATGTAGCGGGTAGCGTCCAGCGCGTCTTTCACCTCGGACCCTCGCCCGGTCTTCTGCCCCTTCCAGTGCCGAGCCCCCTCGACCAGACGCTTGCACCGCCGGTGGATCCGCCATCGCCACCCGGCTAGCGCGTTGTTCAGCGTGCGTGCGCCAGCCATGACGGACCCGGGACCCTTGCGTGCGCCGCGGATGTGCAGGGGTAGTTGCCCGCGGCTGATAGCCAGCTCGGGGACGCCGGAGGCTCGAGCTAGCGCTTCTGACATCGCACGGTTCACGGTCGTGAGCCTGGACTTGCCGAGGCTGTTGGTGTCGCCTCTCGCCTCGTCTACCTCGTCCAGAGCGATGCCGTAGCGGTCGAGCATCGCGAGGATGGAGATCGCGTCCTGGCCGATCGTCGTCGCGCCCTGCGATTCGTACTCATCGAAGGACCAGACCTTGCGGGCCTCGCGGTCGAACAGGACAAGCTCTGCGACCGTGCCCATCGACCGCTCGGCCCAGTCGAAGCCGAGCCCCACCTCGAGCTTGCCGCTGGGGCCCTCGTCGCTGTCGTCGTCGTAGAGGTGGTCATCCGTGAAGGCGCTTAGCATCCGCGACGGTGTGACGCCTTCCCACTCGCCGTAGATGCGCTGCGGGCGTTCGGCCTCGAGCGTGGCGGCGATGACCTCGTCCACCTGCTCCTGCGTCAACCACGGGCAGTTCTCGACCGACAGCGGGGCTGTGACGGCTGCGACCACTCCGGCCTCCACCTGCTCCTTGAGGTAGCCCATCGGCCGTCCTACCGGCGTGAGAGTCGCCACCACCTTGCCGCCTGTAGCTGTGACCCGTGCGACACCTTCGGCCCATGACGAGGGGTCTGGTGGCTCGTCAAAGCCGATCCAGTCCAGGGTGGCAGACGCCATCGACAAGGAGCCGCCCTCGGTGGTCACGAAGTCGATCACGCTCCCGCTGCGGAACATGATCCGCCGGTGCCTGAATCCTCGAGACGGGTGAAAATGCGTGTCAGACGACAGCGCCCACTTCGGCGCCATCGCCCAGAACTTCGCCTGCACGACGAGGGACTGCGGAAACGAGTAGCAGACGACCCGGCCCCGGAACTGTTTGCCGGCCGCAAGGAACGCGAGGAATGCCGTGAACGCTGCGAACGCGAGGGCGGTTGTCTTCCCCACCTGATTGCCGCCCACAAGCACCTTGATGCGGGCGTCGAGGTCGTGCCACCGCTGCTGCACCGGGGTGGGCTTGTGGAACGCTAGCGGGTCCAGCAGAGCGCGCCTCAGGAGCCGGCGTTGCCCAGGGGTGTAGCCGTCAGTCACTCGGGAACGGGACGAACGCGACGCCGACCCCAAGCGCCAACTCGACGCCAGAGTCCATGTGCTCCCACTCGGTGGCCTTATACAGCCACCCGCCGGGGACGGGTATCCGATGCAGAGACGTCTTCGCGCCCGCCTGTTCGCCGTCGTCTACGCGCTCCCACAGTGGACCGTCTTCCTTGACTTCGTCCTTCACGCCGCCCCCATCAGCTTCCGAGCCGTCGCCACCTCTTCGGGCGCTGAAACGACATGGCCCGCAGCGGGTCTGCGTCGTCCGAGAAGGCAGCGCCGCCGCCTAGCGCATGGTGGGCGGCCCGCACAAGCGCAGCCAGCTCCAGAAGTTCAGCCTCGCCCCGGAGCCGCAGCGTCGTGCGCCCGTGCCAGTTGTCGATGGTGAACGCCGTATCGACATTCATGCCGCCGCCGCCGCGGTTCTCAACCTCTGCCCTATACGTTTTGCCGCTCACTGTGCCGGTCGCCTCAATGTCTACCTTGTCCATGGCCCTGCTCCTTTCGGGGTTCAGTTGCACTCTGCGGGGAGGCTCACGCCGCCCCCATCAGCTTCCGAGCCTACACCACCTCGGCTTCCGTCATCAGCCCGCACACCATCAGGCCGATCTGGTCGTCCATCGCGCACCATTCCGCGAACGTCATCGGGCCGAAACTCTCCGCGAGATCGCGCTGGCCGTGGCCGCGACAGCCACGGCGCATCCTCTGCGTCTTCTTCGGTAAGCCACTCGTTTCCGGCATCAACCGGCTCAATCGCGGCGAGCATCGCCTGTAGTGCTTGCGCAAACTCGTGACGCTCAAAGTGGCCGTCAATGGCGAACGCCCACTCAATCACCCCGTCGTCATCCACGCACTCAAATCGCGCCATCGAATGCGTGCCCTTGTAGACGTCGATCTCCGCGCGGTACGTCTTGAGCGACGCCATGCCCTGAACGGAAACCGATACCCTTTTCGCTCTGTACTTCACGCCGCCCCCATCAACCTCCGCGCAGCAGCCACCTCTTCGGGCGTGAGCGGCTCGGTGTCGTCTGCACCAGTGCCGACGCGGATCTGGTGCTGCTCTAGGAGAAACTTCGTAGCCGCAACCACCTCACCTAGCCGGTGGTCCTGCGGGCGCTGCATCATGTCCACGATGGTGTCCAGGCCCAGCGATACCCCCCGCTCGACCTTCTCCGCGATGGACAGCTCGGTGCGGGCTGTGGCCTCTCGAGCGGCTAGCACGTCGGGGTGGTCTGCCGGCACGGTCGCGAAGCCCGACAGCGAGTCTGCTACCGCCTTGTATGGGGCCGAGCGCTTCCACCGGTAGAAGGTCTCGATGCTGATCCCAAGTTCGCCGCAGACCGCATCCCGGCCCGTGCCCTCGACCAGTAGCCGAGCCATCCGAACGTGCTGCTGCCGGAGGTCCTTTGCCATTCTTTGTCACGGTGTCATGCCGCTGTCATTTCGGCAACGGATACCCGCGCTCGTCTCCCCGCTCGTCGGGTGTCAGTCATCTGCGGGCGGGGGGTAGGGAAAGGGGGGACTAGGGGGGTATGGGTAGGGGGCTGGGGTAACCACAGGGTTTACCGAAACAGCACAGTTCAGAACAGCGCCCCTTGCGCGACCTCGCCCTGTCTTGCCGCTGGCCAGGAGACGTCCACCGGCTCACGGAACCTCCGCGCCCATCTAACCTTCGCCACCCCGTAGTGCTCCCGCGGCCGAACCACCCTGCCGTCCGCTGCGCCGCTCTGATGCGTCCACCACGATTTGATCCCCCGCTTCTCTTCTGCCCAGCCTGCGGCGCGGAGAGACAGCCCCGACTCAGTCTCCAGCGTGTACGTAATCACAGCAGACGCCCCGGCCTCCTTGGCGACCCTTGCCGCTGCGCCGAGCAACTTCGACGGCGCGTTCGGGCACCCGTCAGACGCCAGCCGCAGCACCTCGACCACTTGCCCCGTGTCGTTGTTCCTGTTTGTCGGTCTGCCGACGATGGCGACACCGCGCACACTCCCGTCGCAGTCAAGCGCCGCAAGGCTCCAGAACGCATAGCCGCCAGGGACCGGGCCATGGTGTCTATGCACAGCCTCAACGAACGCCTGCGCTCTTGCTGTCGTGCACGGAATCACAGACAGCCTCACTTGCCCTTCGCGCTTCATTCCCCCGCCTCCAAAGCCAGCACCCGGATCGCGTCCACAGCCCCCTCCACAATCCGCGCCGCCGTCTCCTCCTGCGCAATCGCCCACACAGCCGGATCAGTCCCTTCTGGCCTCTCTGCGCGCCTCAGAGCGGCTACCTGTCGCGCAGTGATTGCGCTAAGCCACCTTGCGTCCCTGTATGCGTCCTGCGTCTCCATGTTGCCCTCGCTCTTTCTTCGGCCCTCAGCTCCGCCTCGGGACGGTTCATCATCCCTGAGAACTGCATTATCCCGGCCCTCTCTTCGAACCACTCCCGCGCATCCGGCGGCCAGTCGGCTACGCGGTCGGGGAGTCTCAACCGAATAGCCCCTGCTGCACCGCCGGCCGCCATGCGGGCTCACGGTTCATGGTCACCCACTCCGTTTTGCCGGTCTCCGTCGAGAACGTGCGCCGCTGGCCCTTCCGCGTGCTCGTGATATCCACCGCCCACCGAAAGTTGCCCCCGAAGTCCGGGCGCCTGTCCACGCATTCCGAGACGTACACGGCTGCCCCTGCCGCGTCCCATCGGCGCACGAGTTCGCACTGGTCCTCCAGCGTCAGATCGTGCCCGTAGCCGGTGATTTTCTGCGTCCCGTCGCCCAGGTAGGGGAAGTCCGCATAGACCACGCACCCGGGCGGCAACGTCGGCGGCGTGATCTCGCGGGCATCGGGGACGATTGTGGCGGGGATGCCGGTAGCCGGGGGACGCATGCTCTCGGCTACCCCGCTGAGGCTCTGCTGCTTGG